TGTGTTAGTCTCCTATTCTATTGCTTCTGCCGCATCACGTTCTGTCCGTGTCTGATAGTCATCACGAGCAGTAACCAGTGCCACAAAGTCAGCTTGATTTGATGGGATACTGTCTGTAAAACTATCGTCATTCATCAGCTTAGTTGTCCACTCAGACTGCATACGCTTCCAGCAGTTAGCTTTCTTGCCATCCATTGCACCCTGTAGCCAATCGTTTATATTCAGTAAATCGTTTAACAAGATAGCTTGCTCTGTATCTGTTACGTCTACTGTTAGTGTTATTGTTGCCATTGTTTGTCTCCTTTAAGACAGGGTTATTTCGCCCGTTGGTTATCCTAATAAATATCCTTGAAAGAATGTACTGGAGTTTATGTCAGTTTGAGTTGCGCCACCATTTTGTTGTATTTGAAAAACTGCCGTATCGTTTGCATCCATATCTGCAATCACATTCATAGCAAAAATAAACATAGAATCTTGGGAAAATTTCACATCTCTCAATTGATGGTAGGCTCTGTTTGAAGTTTGCAACCAAAAATTATAATAGGATGCGCTTGTGTCTACATTGTCTAATCTTACACCTATACTTAATGAATAAACCCCTGTTACTGGAGCAGTAAAAGTATTATTAGCAAAGTTACCTCCAGTATCAACATGTTCAGTACCAAATGTTACAGTAGTGTAAGAACCTGCGGTAATATTATTTTGGCTAGAAGATTTTTGTACATTAAAATATGGCTGATTTGGCTTGGTGACTGCGCCTGATGCGTCTATGCGCATACGAGCCACAGAGTTAGAGGAAAAAATTAGGGCATTATCGCTGTGTGAATATTGTACTGCTCCTGCATATTCACCAGCACCAGATGTTGCATCTGAAAAGAAAATAGAACATTCATGACTATCAGTTGACCTAAGAGTCATACCCATATGGCCACTGTCTGATATAGTAAGATTGTCAGCTTGTCCTTGACCTTCAGTGGTTGTGCCAATCATCACTTTACCTAATGCGTTCAGTCTCATACGTTCTGTGTCAACACCATGTATAGGGTTTATACCGCCTGACTTGTAAGTAAAAGCAAGTCCGTTACCAGTATCGTCTATACCAATACGATAACCGTAATTTTCTACACTGTCTGCAAAAGTAATACTTGGGTCTGCACCAGAGCTAACAGTGTTCTCAAGAAGAATATGTGGAGCATTAGCAGAACCAGATGCAATATGTAAGTCTGCACTAGGCGAACTCGTCCCAATACCAACATTAGAGCCACTAACTGTTATAGCACCATTAGGGTCATTTACGAACTCAGCATCAGCTTCAGCTTCCGAGTATCCATCAACAAGTGTGACAGATGATTTACTTCCTATATATCCAGCCATATTATGTTTGCTCCAATACACTCACGATAACGTCACAAGATGATGCAGTGTCAGATGTTACAACAACTGTGTCTGTAGTCTCTAAGATGATCTTACCATCCAAGACTGATAGAGCAGAACCAGAGGGTATCGGTGCACCTTTGATGACGTATGCACCAGCCGCTTGGACATCCACTTTGATCTGTGACGTTGTTCGGTTTGCTAAGTTACATCCAATCATTACTGATGTAGTAGACGATGGGACTGTGTATGTTGTAGTTGCACCTGTACCGACAGATGCACTTGTGTAGTTCTTAAACGTATTTGCCATTTTTGATTATCCTAATGCTATACTCAAAGCCAATGCTTCGTCAGTTGTTCCATATCCAGCAGACGCATGATTGCCCCAAGCATGTGCAGTGTCAGCTTTAGTTCCTTGAGCCGCTGTAGCGTAGTCTGAGGACGCTGTTGCGGCGGCAGTTCCTAGTGTCGGCTTGCCCGATAGTGATGCGTAAGCACCATCAAAGAAACTGTCAGTAATTCCATAGCCAGCTAATGTAGTCGGCTTTCCTGTTAGAGAGGCGAAGGCGTGTACGTGAGATGCCGTTGCATAATCCGTAGCGGCTGTAGTTGCCGCTGTACCTAGACCTAAGTTTGTTCTTGCAGTCCCAGCGTTTGCTAGGTCAGACAGATTGTTAGCCTTTAGTGCAGCTGAAGATTGTGCCGCAATGGATGCGTCCCTTGCAACTATAGACGCATCACGGGCGGCTTCGGATGCCACTTGTGCAGTTTCAGCATCTGTTTTTGCTGTTACCGCACTGGCGGCTGAAGTCGATGATTCAGAGGCTTTTGTTGCTGAAGTTGATGCTGAAGTAGCCGCATTGTTTGCTTGGGTTGTTGCTAGGGCAACTTGTGCTGTCGCTAAAGTAACTTGAGCCGCACCATTTGTAGTGGCGTCTGATGCTGAGTTTGCACTTGCAACTCTACTGGCTTCAGATGCTACGGCTGATGCGGCGGCTTCTGTGGCTTTTGAAGATGCAGTAGATGCTGAAGATGCCGAAGAAACACTAGCGGCAAGGGCATCTGCTTTGTACTGATTTGTTGTAGACAGTGAAGCACTGGCTGAAGCTGAACTTGCGGCGGCATTTGATTGACTGAGGGCGGCGGCTGTTGCTGAAGCGGCGGCGTTTGTGACTGCCGCATCTATTGCGTTTGATTGTGTATTTGTGATTCCAGAGCTATTGTAAAAGCTGGTTTTTGAAGCCATTGTTTAATCCTCATAATAGTGAGTAGGGCGCACAACTTGGTTAATACCAGACTGTTCAGCACTGTTTGCGTGTTCCTGTATCTCCAATAGAAACGATGAAGACTTTGCATCAAATACTGCACTACGTTCATCTAAGAAGTAATCTGCGGCATACGACAGTGCTGTGTATGTCAGAAGATCAGAAGCAATAGTGGTAAGCATATTCGTGTCGCTGTCTGATGTCAGGACTTCTTGTTCAGCATAGTAATTTAGATACAAAGTCCCAGTGCTGGGCATTGGGTGTATCTTGATATTACCTTGCTCACGGCAGAAGAACTTTGGTGTCCCTAGTTCTCCAGTTTTTTGATGCTGTATCATCTCATGTAGTGGTATGCGAACCAACGTGTCACCATCATAATAGAGTTCAATGATCTCTAATGTGTCAGCTGGTATTGTTACTTTGGATGTACCAGTTGCGGATGTCACATTGTATTGGTTTTGTTTTTCCATTGCTGGGACACGTAGCTGTCTTTGTATTCTTGTGATTGCTTGATCAATGAAGGTGTCAGCCAAAGCATTCGAACAGTCACTACGATTTAGAAGAGCAATAAAGTGTGCTCGGATTTCACCTTTGTTCATGATTTATGTTGCCTTCTTTTTCTTAGGTTTCTTCTTGGGTGTTTTGGCAGTAAGTGCCGCCCTAGCGAAATCTGCGTCTGTAGGCGCACCAGCTGAACCAGCCCTGCGCGGCTTTTTGCCAGACTCTTTTCTTTTACGCATGTTATCGTATAAACTCATTAGCTAGACCCTCTTGTTGGTTGTGAGGAACATATCTAAGTCCTCGTTCTTTAGTTTACGGACAATCTCTGATCCCTTGGCTTCCCAGATATTAAATCCTTCTCGCATCCACTTCTCGACAACAGCTGTCGGAATGGAAGCCACTCGCATCATCTCCCCTGTAGGCTTCGAACCACTATCGTTTCGAGCGTCTTTCAGATCGTCTAAGAAGGACTGTGAGATATGCTGTGTATGCTTTTGAAATAGGTCTCCGTGGTCACTTACGAAGTCTGTTTCAGTTTGTAATAATGTTGGCTGTGTTTTGTTAGTCATTTTGCTACCTTAGAATGTGAAAAGGCCACCCATAGACAACAGTAAGGAGAGCAAAACCTGAGTGTCTTTGGGTGGCCTAATAAAGACCTAGTGGCCTATTTCGAACTTATGATAAGCCAGTGATTTTCACTGAGTCACCAAAGTTGGTATGTTTGCAAGAAACCTCGCCCACAATGTGATGTCGATCTGAGTCTCCATTTTTCGCTAGGAGTGTTCTTGTAAATGGACGCAACGTACATGTTTTGAACATTGTTGGGTCTATTAGTAGTGCGTGAGTTGTCTTTAACTCGCGGTTTAATACTACTCTGATATTCGCCGTAGGGGCTCACATATAGATCAATCGCATTGACCAATGTTTTGCCTTGTGAGATTTCACGATTACGACCTGATGCCGCTGAGAAACCAGCTACGATTTGTGCATCTGCTGGCTTAATCATAAATGTGTCAACATCAGAACCATTGTCGTATGCTGTTTGACCAGCTAGTAATAGCTTACTTTCGGTAAGTGCGTCGGTAGCATTACTTCCTGCATCTACAGCTGTAGAGATTTGGTTTAACAAAGAAGTCATCTTACGTGCTGTTGAAGCATTACCAGCAACTGCGGCTTGCTCTACGCCAACCATTGCACGTTCATAGTCCTTCTTAATTTCCTTCAATTTCTTAGCTAATTGGTGTGCAGTTTCCTTTGCTCTACCATATGTAGCTACTGCATCAGCTGTTGCTGATACTTGAAAGGCTTTAGACATGATCTGAGTGTTGTTTGTACGCTCAGTTGCGTCTGTCAATGTTGCCATTGATGCGTCTGCACCCTCAACTACGGCGTTTACAGCTGAGTCTGCTAATGAATCTTCAAGGAATGAGAAAGTTCTAGCTGATACTTTTTCGTTCTTGATCATCGCTTGCATAGGTGTAGCGAATGGTGAAATGTTGGAAATGATGTCTGAAACATCTTCCTTTTTTCCCACTTGGTTATAGGTTGTGTATGTACTCATTTAATTGTCCTCACAATTTTAGGATTAAGTTTGAAAAGATTTACTCTTCCCAGCGGCTCATGAGTGCGTCTGCAATATCATCTAAGTCTTTAGCACTACTCAGGCTGTCCATTTGCTTCTGTTGTTTAGCTTTCTGGATAGTCTTTTTAGAGGGTGGTGCTTTCTTGGAACTAAGAACCTTCTTGCCACTTTTCGACTTCTTGA